GATGACCACGGGCCGTGGATCGTGAATGTGTAGCAGGTTTCGGCAGTCATGAGTCGTTATTCGTGCGAAAATCGAGAGGGGCCGCGAGTCGCATACCGTAAACTGCGGCGTCCGATACACGTTTCTTTATATTTGCTTCTATTTGCTCGTTTAGCGCTATATGCGCTATTCGCTCGTATGTATATTGCTTCGCTAGTTCCTGGGCTACGCTTCGTGCAACGTCGGTACACGCTCCGTGGTCCGCGCAGCGGGCCTCGAACCATTCCACTGTATAGTTTTTCATGGGTTCTCTCTCTGTTCGTGAGTCGTGAATAAGAATAAGCTGAGCTTGCGTTGATAAGTTCATTAGATCTCCTCATTGCGAGCTAGGACTTCTTCGTGCGCGCGTTGCTCGGAGTCAGCCCATATCTCTTCTAGGCGCGCCTCACAATACTTTTCGAGGCGCCAGTTCCAGGCTAATGACATTGATATGCCGATGCACGCACCGGCGAAGCCGTATGCGATAGCCATGGTGATCCAGAAGGCGAAGTGTACTGCGCCGTGAATTTTGAAGTGTGGGATACCATCCATAAGGTTTTTCATTAGATAACTCCTTCTGCTTTCGCAGTCATAACGTCCACCGAGGCTGAGACGTGCGTTGCCTCCTCCATATCCTCGATGTCGCCGGCGATAGTGCCGACAAGGAAGAGCGAGATGAATCCCGCGACATCTGCTAAGCTCATGGTGCTAAAGAGCATGAGGAACTTAGCTGTTTTGATGTGGCCTTTAACGTGGAGGTCAAAGGCTAGTGATGCTACAAAGTTAATGTCGTTAGTCATGGTGAAGTTCCTTATTTAGTGAATAGAGTTGAGTTCTTGTAAATGCTTCTTAGAAGCGATGCTTCATCCAAGCCTTGTGATTTGAGCCATGCATCATGGATCGCGGAGCGACGGGCGCACTCTTTTTCATGAAAGTAGAGTGCAATTCCAACGATGACGTTAGCGAACAATCCGAAGGTAGTACCTACAAAGAACGCAGTACCTGCTATTCCCCATAAACCTATGGTTGACTCCATTGAGCGCCACTTGTACTGATCTAGCATTGATTGGATCTTGTTCATGTTGTATCTCCTAGTTATGAGCGTCTTCATGATTGAAGAACACAAGTACAACTGACCGTGTTTGGCGTAAGGCAAAAACGATAGGGGTCCCCGAGCACTATTAGTAGAGAAGGTTCCAATAGGTCGATCCGGGGGATGGGGGGATGTTTTGCGCGAGGGGGGAGATAGTGCGTGAGAGATATAAACCAGGTATTTTCAAATCTTTTTTTATTTGTAAACTATTAGCATTGCTAATATTAACCGTGTATCATACATCGATGACCGTGAAGATCTGTTCAAGCTGCAATACTGAAAAAGAAATATCCGGTAATCGCAGTGTCTGCGACCAGTGCAAAACGCGCAGGCATCAGCACGCGGCGTCCGCGAACCCGACGGCATATCTAAAAAATATTTTTTCAAAATCTAAAAGTAGCGTGCTTCGTGGTACGCGGACCAGGGATATCGAGTGGAAGATCGACCTAGACGACCTCCTAGAACTGTGGACGAAACAAGATGGACGATGCGCGATCTCCGGTATCTTTTTAACGCACCACAAAGATGGGAGCGGCACCAAAGATCACAACGCGTCCATAGACAGAATAAACGGAGTTCGTGACTACACCCCAGACAACATACAACTGGTCTGCTACCGCGTCAACTTGATGAAACACACGCTAACAGAAGACATGTTTTATTGGTGGATTAAGACAATTAAGGATTTTTCTTGCGATTAATTATTAGTAACGCTAATATGCTTACTATTAGTAGAGCTAATTACATGGCCTAAAGGAGATTAGTGTTGCCAAAGATAGAGTTAATAGCGGTTGAGGGCTTAAACGAAGCGATTATAGGCACCACGTTGCGTGATGACCGAGAAGTGATCGCCTATGACTTCGGAAAAGCGGTCGAACTTGTTATTGCAAGCGGCCAAACGAACGAAGAGGCAACGCGGTTCATAGAGAACCTCTCACAAGACGTATTCAAAGGCTCACCGGCCTTCATATATATGGACAACGATCAATATGGCTTTACCAGAGAACGAATTATCCACTGAGCTTGATGCAGAACGCGTCGATCTCCAAACGCGCCTCCCTTATATGGGCATGGTGCGTGGAGATCTGACCATGCAGCAAGAAAAGTTGGTGTTGTTAATGGTTAGTGGTATGTCAAAAGCAGCCGCAGGTCGTGGTGCGGGCTACGCGTCCCCCGAAACGGCCAGAGTCGCCGCAAATTTACCCCTAGTTCAGAAAGCGTTGGCGTATTACCGCGAAGAAATGCGGGAAGAAGTGAAATTCACCATTAATAACGCCCACTCTATGTATATGGAGGCTTATTCAGCGTCCGACACCGCCACAGAAATGAAAAATACCACCGATTCCCTGGTCAAGCTCCACGCCCTGCACATTCCCGAAGAAAAAACCACGTTCAATATCCTGATCAACGGCACCAAGCAGCTAGAACGCATGACGGATGAAGATCTGCTAAAGATCGCAGGTCAAGACGCGTCTTATTTAACCCCAACGAGTAATTAATTATGGCAAGCACTGAATTTCCACATGATAAAAAGCAAGCGGCTAAGCAGGTAGCTAAATTGAAGGCGGCGAACGCAAAGAAGAAAGCTAAAGCGAAACCTAAAGCTAAGCCGAAGAAAAAGGCGTACTGATGGATTGTTGGACCTGCAAAACACCGCTTCTCTGGGGCGGTGACCACGACTTAGAAGAAGATGAGTGTGAGGAATTTTGCATGGTCTCCAATTTCTGTTGCCCGAACTGTGAAGCGCACGTCGAGTTTTACGTACCGCGAGACGGACGCACGGACTTCGAATCGTGTATCGATCCCAACCCACTCGATCTAGGCTGACACTTGGAAAAAATAGAATGCATACGATGCAAAGCTAGCCACCCCGAGACGTTGTATTCAGGGGAGGATGGCATCTGCGTCTACTGCAAAGCGGACGCAACAGAGGCTCATCACGAAGCCACTGTTAAAGCGCCAGAGGAAGCTGACAAAGACCTCAGTGTCGAAGAGAAGGCGCGCGCGGAACTCGCTCTACGGTTCCTGACCCGCAAACGATTGTTACCTTTTGTTGAGCGGTTTAACCCTGACTACCAAGCCGGATGGGTCCATAAAGATATATGTCAGCGACTTGAGCAATTCTCCCAAGACGTAGCCGATAAGAAGTCACCTCGACTCATGCTCTTCATGCCACCGCGACACGGTAAGAGCACACTCGCCTCCATAGGCTTTCCGGCGTGGCACTTGGGTAGACACCCAGAACATGAATTTATTAGTTGTAGTTACTCCGGCTCCCTAGCCATGGCGTTCTCCAGAAAGGTCCGTGGACTACTTCGCGAAGAGGGCTACAAGTCTGCCTTTAAAACGCGCCTTGATGCGAACAGCCAGTCAGCCGAAGCGTGGCTCACGACAGCCGGTGGTGGTTACGTGGCCGCAGGTGTTGGCGGTGGTATCACAGGTAAAGGCGCACACATATTAGTGATCGATGACCCCGTTAAAAACAGAGACGATGCAGAGTCCTCTAACGCCCGTGAGTCCACTAAAGATTGGTACACCTCCACAGCCTATACACGACTCGCGCCTGGTGGTGGCATCCTTATTATTCTTACCCGTTGGCACGATGATGATCTGGCCGGTTGGTTATTGAAAGCAGCCTCCGACAAAGGAGAGCAGTGGGAAGTGGTCAACTACCCTGCCCGCGCGGAAGTTGACGAGCAGTTCAGAAAGCAGGGAGAGCCGCTACATAAAGAGCGCTACAACGAGGACGCCCTAGCTCGTATTGAACGGGCGGTCGGCCCCAGAGACTGGTCAGCACTGTATCAACAGAATCCAGTAGCTGATGACGGTGACTACTTCACCCGAGACATGATTAATTACTATCACCCCGATGACATTGACCACGACCGTATGAAGTTCTATTGCGCGTGGGATTTGGCCATTGGTAAGAACGACAGAAACGATTACACCGTCGGCATTGTTGTTGGCGTAGACCAAGACGATCAGTTGTTCATTGTGGACCTAGTACGAGGTCGCTTTAACGGTTTCGAAATCGTAGAGCAGATACTTGACTTGTATGAGATGTGGAAGCCCCAGATGATCGGGATCGAGAAAGGCCACATTGAGATGGCCCTTGGGCCGTTTCTTGAAAAGCGTATCCGAGAGCGCGGCCTGTACGAAGCGTTTATCAAGGACCTTAAAGCGGGAAGACGTGACAAAGAGGCACGCGCACGCGCCATTCAAGGCCGGATGCAACAAGGCATGGTCTTTGTCCCTAAAGACGAGGACTTCTCAGG